CAAAACGGCTTTATCATCGGTTGAAGCCGTGTTGATGATTGCATAAATCACTTTACCATCAGCAATATATGTGCCACCTTGCATAAAGCTGTAGCCATCTGACAGAGGACGAAAATGACGCATTGAGCGCACCATCGAAAGAGAGCTGTAGACAGGTGCGTCGGCCAAACCCATCGCATTATCTTGTGCTACCAGACGCTTTTCAAGCGTTGGAAACGTAACACCGGCCGCGTTTGTCCGTCCAGCGATTACTTCTGGAGCGGCGCTGTCACCAGCCTTATCGGTAATGGCGGCTAAAGTCGTGTCGATATGGTCTGCGCTGTCAGTTGCAATTTTCTTCGCATCAATGCTCAGCGCATTCGCATCGGCGGCAACTTTGCCATGCAAACCAATGAGTTGTTTGATTGCCCAAAATGTGTCGCGTGGATAGACTTTAGCATGATCACCCCCGATTGATTCGCTTAGTTCCTCAATCGACTGGTCTTTGTGCTCATCAAAAGGCGTCATGTCTGTAAAAGTAGCCTTTTTAGACATTCGTTGTTCCTCCTGTTTCGTTAAGTTTTATCTCGATGGCCTTTATCCGGTCTTCGAGGGTCGTCAGTGTTGCACCGCTAGCCGTCGTTTGACCGGATTTGATTGTTTCGATTTCGGTACCCATGTCGCCTAAGTTAGTAAAAAGGCTGGTAAGTTGATTTCTGATTTCGGTCAGTTGATTACTGAGACCAGACAAACCTGCGTCATCAGCTTCCTTCTGCAAGGCATCGAGTTTTTCTTGCATCGCGACAACGGTTTCTTGCGCCTTTTTTGCATTGGCATCGGCTGAAGTGGCTTGCGCTTTAGCGGTTTGTGCTACTTGCAAAACTTTGCGCTGATTCGCACGATTTTGCCTTTGGTAACTGGTAAGCGTCATGCTCTTGTCGCCAATTGTCAAAGTCGGAACGTGTGGATTGAGGAAGTCAATGTCCTTTTGCTTGATCCGTAGCAGTGCTCTTGGATTGATTTGAGGCGCCAAAAAAGTATAACTGTCCGACACCTTAAAGCCGCCAGCAAAGCGACCCTCGTCAAGTTCAACCACGTCGGCTTGCCAGCTTTGAGTCGCGGCAGTTTGCGCCTTGATCCATGCCTGCGCTTTAGTCAGCAAGATTTTAGGATCATTGACGTCATCCCATTCGACCGTACCCTCAAGCACGCCAAACTCAGTTTGAAGTTCGGGAATATCGATATAATCTTTACCGTTGTCGACACTAGCGATCTTGATGCGTGGCTGTGTGCCATTTGCATCGGCTGTTTCACCCTCAGCGGCTTCTTGCTGGATTGTCGCGCCAAGCGGAATCAAGCGCGTGATCACTTTAGTTGGATCAACGTCCACACTCGCACTCTTGAGGTTGCGACCCAGCTTGATCGGGTTGTCATATTGGTGTTCCTCGCCAACTTCAGCAAGGTAGTCCAGATACATGCCATCAGCTTCAAACCGCACTCGCAAAAAACCACCCAGCGGGGTGATTAGCTTGTCGTTGATCGTCTGCCAGGTGGTATCGTAGCCGGTATATCTGTATAGACTGTCATTTGGGTCAGTGACTGTGACATCGCCAAGTTTAAACTGCTTGTAGCTCGGCACTGCCGCGTTGTGGACTTCCAGCAAATGAGCCAGGAAATCTTTAGGTGAGATGTTGTGATACTCGCCTTGTCGTTGACGCGTGTCCATGAGGTAGGCTTCGACTGACTCGATGCTAAAGGACTGACTAAAAGCCCCACCATCAGCCATGCCACGGGTCGGCTTAAGCACCCGTCCACGAAAAATCAGCTCACCATTGAGCTTGACCTCGATGTGTGTTTGCATTGGTTGCACGTGGCCATACAGTGGACTAGCGGGATTGACCGTGATCGACATGCTGTCCACGTCCACATCCTTGAGACTTAGCTTACCGGCTGAGATGTACCGTCTAACACGTGGGTCAAAGATCACTGTGCCGACTTTGGCAGTTGGTGTGTCAAAAGCGGTGATTCGATAATCAAGTGCCACTAGTACATAACCTCCTTGTTAAAGTTAAAAGTCACGTGTCCGCTGCCGGACAACTTCAAGTAGTTGATACCCTCAAGCAAAGCCACCTCAGTGTCTGAGTAGTTTCCGGCGGGCAAAGTCACAGCGCCAAACAGGTCACCAGTGATGGTGACAGTGCCTGTTACTAAGATGGTTGGTGATAGCCGACTGTCGCCAGGGTTGATCAGCACTATTTTTTGATCAGTGCCGTCAACAGCGTCAAAATCGACCTCCTGGAACACGTCTTCAGGAAAGTAGATGTTATTCCACGTCTGATCACCTTCGGATACATCTGCGATTGCGAAAGGGTAAGCGTCAAAGACTATGGCGGCGATCAATGCCCGCTTGTCCGCATCATCGGTCACTGAGATGCTTTTTACCTTGCCTCGCCAATGACGGCCAGACGGCAAGTGAGTGTCAGTGATTGATTGAATAGGCAGGGGCATGAGACGACGCTTTAGGTCGTTTTCAAGTCGAGAACGACTGGTATATTCAGCGTGATAAAGCGTGAGTTCAAACGTCAATTCACGGTTTTTAAAATAACGCTCGTTGTCGAGTGTCGAGAAATCATACTGGCCTTGCATATATGCCACTGATTCAGTGTTTTCTTTTTCATCCGGCGATGGTACAGAGCGCGATTCGAGCTGATACCCTTCATCAATCGAGTTAAATGGACCGAATGCAATGCCAGATTGAATCAATGGCAGTCCAATTTGTTGTTTCCAGTTTTCAGTCATCGATTCCACCTCTCATCGTCATCAGCCGTATTCCCAAGCCGTCGGTCAACCAGTCGGCCAACCGGTTCGCCATCCATAATCACGGTTGCATTTTTATCAAGTAACTGTGCGAGCAAATCCACAACACGTTGATCACTGCCTTGATTGGTAACAACTACAGATGGCGTGGTGTTCGCCATTTGAGCAGTGACGCGGCCTTGTTCACGCGCCGCACGCATCGAAACGTCGTGTGGAATTACCTGAGTGCCACTTGGCAGCATGGCAATTTCACCACGCCCGCCTTCGTTCATCCGAGCAAAACCGCCACCCCAGTTGTCAGTCCCGCGGGCAAGATAAGGAATCTTACCAATCGAGACACCGGGGATTTTGTTGATCAAACCAACAGCAGCATTGACGCCGCCAATGACTCCATTGACAAATCCTTTAACCTGGCCAACTAAATCTTGCACGGCTCCAGCTACGCCACTAAAAACTCCAGAGACGAAGCCAGTCAATCCAGACCAAGCGCCTTGAATTGCCCGAAATACGCCAGAAACCGTGCTTCCTACATTTCCCATCACGCGTGAAACGATTCCGGCCACGGTATTGAACACTGAGCTGACTACCCCAGAAAATCCAGAGACGACACTGCCAATAGCAGTGAAAATCGTTCGACCAAATGACAAAATGTGTTGAAAGACGCCAGAAATCACAGAGAACACTGTTGAGAAGACCCCTGCGACCGTTGCAATGATTGGCGTAATTACAGCAATTAAGCCACCAATAATGCCGGCAACAAAAGCGATAATGGGGCTGATTACAGCCATAATGTTGGCAATCAAATTTCCTACAAATGTTAGGATGGTACCTACCACTGCGATCACTGTTGAAACCACATTCACCACCACTGAAATGATAGACATGATAATCGGTAGCATCGCTTGAATCGCAGTGATGATCAACTGGATAATTGCGATGAGCGCAGGTGCAACGGCAGTGACAATATTCATCACAGTTTGAACGATTGAGGTGATCACCGGCATGAGCTGTGCCACCAGTGATGCAATAATCGGCGCCAACCCGCTGACAATCTGAGCTAGAACCGATACAATTTGCACAATAATTGGCAACAATGCGTTAATTAAATTAATAACAACTGGAAGCACTGAAGCTACTGCGGATGCAATTGTTTGACCAACAGCGAGAACCGCAGGCATCAATGATGCAAAAGCCCCAGCAAGCGTTGGTAACAGTGTTCCCGCCATTGTCCCAAGCGTACCACCAAGGTTTGAAAGCACTGGTGTCAAACTGCTCATAATGGTTGTTGCCACCGTGGCAATTTGAGGACCGAACAATTTGAAGATGCCAATCACTAAACCAAGTGGGCTACTCAAAGCACTGACAATCGCGATGATTGTGCTGATCGCCGGTACAATGCTTGACGATGCGCCAGTAAATCCAGAGATAAACGCAGTCACAAACCCAGAAACAGCAGTCCAAACTGTTTGAATCACTGGAATCAAAGATTTAATAACACCTTGAGCCGTTGAAAATCCAGATTGTAAAGCTGGTCCAATCTTTGGACCGACACTTGCGAATGATGTTTGCAGAAAACTAATCATGGCGCTAACGTCTGTCTTGACTGTTGAAATAGTCGCCACGACTGTTTTGGCAGCGCTCGGCGGGATCAGATTACTTAACAGGTTAGTAGCGCCCGCATTGTTACCCGTCGCTAGGTCAGCAATTGCACTCTCAATAGTGCCAAAAGCGTTCATGGCATTAGTCGCCAGTTGCTTGACGCTTGCCGCGAACTTAGCGTTGGTGTTCATCTCGTAAGCAAAGATAGCGCCAAGCGCCGCAATTGCAGTGATCACTAAACCAACCGGTGAAACAATAAATGCAAGAATCTTGCCAACACCAGCCAAACCAGTAACTAACGGCCCAACTGTTGTAAGTACTGGACCGATGGCCGCAGCTAAAGCGAAAGCCATGGCGATGTTGCTCTTGATACCGTCTGGCAACTCATTGAACTTGTCGAGTAAGCCCGTGACCACCTGCGTGAGTTGAGTCAACGCTGGCGTATCTTGACTCATGATCGACTTGGTCAAAGCATCGAATGAACCTTGCATCGTTTCGATGTTCGCACTGAGCGACTTTTGCATTTCAGCAGCGGTTTTTTCAGCCGTACCGCGTTCGCTAATCGCTTTAGTGTTCGCATTGATCTTGTCGGCACCAGAATCCATCAACATCAAGAACTTAGAGCCTGCTTCAGTGCCCATAATTGTCGCCAAGGCGGCCGTTTTCTGGGCTGGCGTGTAGTTCTTCATCTTGGTGTTTAACTCGCCGACAATCGTCGCTAGGCCCTTAAAATTGCCCTTCGAGTCAACCGCTGAAAATCCAAGCTTATTCATCAAGGTTTGAGCTTCTTTGGTCGGCTTAGCCATTCTCGTGAGTGCCATCGTTAAGGTGGTCCCGACTTGACTAGCTTCAAGCCCTTTATCCATCATCAAACCTGATGCGGATGAAAGTTCTTCCATACTGATGCCTAACGTGTGAGCGATCGGCGCGGCATATTTGAACACTTCACCCATGTCGGCCACACCAGCTTTAGAAGCGTTTGCGCTGTTGGTCAGCACATCGGCAACTTTAGCGGCATCACTAGCCTTGAGACCAAAGCCGGCCAAGGCCGCAGACACCGTGTTACTGGTGGTGGCCACATCTTCACCAGATGCAGACGCAGCGGATAAAATACCAGGCATCATATCCATGATGTCGTTGGTGCTTTGACCACTCTTAGCTAATTCAAGCATCGAATCAGCGACTTCTTGTGCATCCACTGGGAACTTTGCCGCCAAATCAAGGGCATCATCTTGCAAACCGCTAAACTGATCTCGAAACGCCGCTGTTTCTTTTTGACCGCCAAGCAAAGTGACACGCACTTTGTTCATTGAGTCTTCAAAAGTTGCAGTGGACTTCACAGCCGCCAAGAACGGCATGGTAACGCCAGCGGTTAACCCAGCGCCCAGCATCGTCGTTTTCGCGCCGATAGAAGCGATTTTGTCACTGACACCACTAATCATGCCTGAGAAGTTTTTAGCGACGTTAGCGGCCCCAGAAAAGGCTTTGGTGAAGCCACTACTATCGCCGTTAATCTTTGCACTAAGTGTATAATCAGCCATTCAGATCGCCTCCTTCTTTGATCAATCGCGAATGCTCAGGCCGACGCTGATTGTTTGCCGCATAAATCTGGTCAACCCATGACTTGCCGCCACTGCGTTCCATTTGCTCAATAACAGCCCTCGCATTGTCGTTGTATTCCTTGTCAGCCTTGTGACGCGGTTTCTTCCACAACTCGATAAAGCGCGAATGTTTTTTCTTGAGCACGTTGGCCACGCCATTCATCACGGCATTGCGCAAGTGAGTAGAATACTCGACAATCTTGGATTCGTATTCTTTGCGGATGAACGCCTTTTCGGTCTCACTGAGCGCATCATAATCAGCTTTAGACATGCCAATCCTTACAACAAAAAAGGCCAAATCCATCTCATATGAGAATGGCTTGGCCTTCTGTGCGCGCCGTAAGTCTTCCGGCGTTGGCGGCTGGTCTGAAACTAAATACTGATTGGCGGTTAAATCAATGAGATCTCGATAGCGGTTGAGATGCTGTCGATCAACGAAAGTAAGCAGGCACGTCGTCTTGCATGGCAGTGATCACTGCTTTATCAAGCGTTGCATAGCCTAATTCTTCGATGGCCGCATCATAAATCTTAGCCGCGTCATCTTGTTTGATAACAGAGTTGTCTTTGCCATCGATCAAAGTCAGCGTGAAGATTTGCTTCAACGTTGCACGTGGCAACAAACCACTGTTAGCAACGATTGAGCCCATAATTGAGCGGCCTTGCATCGTGCCTTCAATGGTGTCTAACAGCGTGTAGTTGAAGTGCAGAGCATAGTCATGATCTTTGATTTTGATTAGTGTACTCATTGATTAATCCTCCAGATTAAGCGGCACCTTCGCCGCTAGTTTCAGTCGTTTATCCCGCAGGTGTGGTGGTAGTTTCGCCAGGCATTTGCGTTGCAGCGGTCAATTCACTCAAATCAACCAGTGCGCCCATGCCATCCATGCTGACGGAGTAAGTCATCGCGTCATCGTAAGGTGCTTCGAGAGAGTAGTCAGTCAGCGTCGTTAAGCCGCCAAACATTGGCTTTTTCTTTTTGTAATTCACGATTTTGATGCAGACAGGTACATCATCTTGGAATGCTTTGCCTAAAATCTTGTGAGATTCATCGTCGGCAACATACAACCCATCGTTATCGATTGACCATTCTTTCATTCCGGCAATCTTGGACTTCCAACCGCCCTTGGTATCTTTCGAGGTAACTTCGATAGAGTCCTTAGACCGGTTAATGGTCAAACCTTGTTGACCGGCAATCGCCAACAACTTAGTACCGGTGTCGTCAAAAATAGCCAGTAAGATATCCTTACCAGCCACAGCATTAGCACCAGTATCGTTGAAGTTGCAATACTGTTGATTTTCAAAGCCTGTAATTTCAGCCATGAGAATTCCTCCTAAATTTTGAATTTGAAGCCATAACTGATAGTCAACTCATACGTGAGCACGCACATTTTCGAACCATCTGATTGGTCCTGAATGGCCGCCACGCCTTTGGGAAACGAACCAATCAACTCACACCCATCTGGCAGAGCCGGTTCATCAGTCATTGCTTCTTGAATCTGTTGAATCAAATTAAAAATCGCGACCGACCCATGTGAGCCGTCCGCGAATCCATAAAGCAGAATCTGATATTTTGTTCGAAACATTGTCTTAGTGTCAGCGGGTTCAATTCCACCAAACGAAACGTTTATCATTGGCGTGATTGAATCTTTTGGCATCGAGTCCTTGACGGGCACATCTGGGATATTCTTTTTGAGAACATCCATCACGCCACCGACCACTTCGACAACCGACAATTGCTGTAACATCAGATCACTCCTTTATCTTGTTAATCAAGTCTTGCTTATAAATCTCGCGTTGAGTATCGACGTTCTTCTTCAAGAAGAATTGCCCTGGTACCCAACCACCGTTTTTCGTTCGATGTCCAAATTCAACGTGTGGGCCGTAATCTTTGGTGTATCCGACTTCATCCCCGGTATATCCGAGTGAGATTCGTAATTCGCCTTTATCGACTGGAGTACCACCAGATTCAGGCACAAGGCCGCCGCGGTAGTACTGTTTAACACCACGCGTATAGATATCGCGCAAAGACTTCTTTTGTACCTCAGTGAAATCAGCTTGTGATTTCTGTTGAAGCTTGGTCTCCAACTTGGCGAGATCACCTGTGAGCAGAATGTTAAACGGCATGAAATCACTTCCCAGCATAATGAGCCAACGAAACGATGCGCCAGCGTGAGTTAGCTTCACTCGCATTCGAATCGATTTGGTATTTCTCCCCGTCAATTTCGATGTACGTTGCTTGCTCAAGGGTGGCGCGTTTGCAGGTGGTGACGATTTTCAAAAGGTGCTGCGTGATAACACGTGGATCTAGTGCAACTTCTTGATCAGACCAGATCGCTTTTCGGGCCTTACTGTCTTTATCCAGCAAGACTTCTCGCGTTAGCGCATTGCCTAAACGGTCAGTTTCACCAGTTTCGACTTCACCAAAAACTTTGATTGCATAATATTTCATAAGAACCTCAGCTTCCCAGCGCCACTGTTGTCTTCATCAGCATCTTCGATCATGATCATTCGCTTCAAGTTGGCGAACTCGATGGAATACTTATCCAGTAAGCTATCCACAAAGGTTGTGGAAAACACATCGACACCTTCACTGGTGATACCCTCGTGATATTTGCGACGATACATCGCCAAAACAACATCGACCGTGATTGAATCAAGCCGATCATCATACTTCGAGAACCCGCCATATAAAACAATGCGGTCTTTGGCCGTCGTGATGTATTCAGTAGCTTCATCGCCAATCAAATCTGGTTCGCGAATCTTTACTCGGTCTTCGAGTGACTTCTTTTCATCAGCCATTGGGCACCTCACTATTAAGCGGGATTGGCGGCATCATATGCAGCCTTAGCCGTAGTATAAGCCGCCATATAAGCGTCAGAGTATTCTTGTGATTTCCCCGTCAGATCAGCAGCAGCCTTACCGGCATCACCATCAGCCTTACCAGCCGCGGTACCAGCAGCTGCACCGCCATCGTCAGGGGTTACGCTTTTGGGACAATCGAAGTTTCAACAACGCCGTTAGCCACTTCGGCAAATAAGGCTGCGCCATCAATTGCCACGGTTTCAGCGGTTAAATTGTTCAACGTGGTAGAGTGCGCAACACCAACTAAACCAGTTTGGTCAGTGGTGAAATTGAAGCCTGCTTGCATCAAGTCAGAACTGTTGATGTCAAATTTAGCCAATACCAAGTTGTTTGCGGCAGTGGTATAAACCTTGCCTTCTGGCACGCCATCATAAACAGCAACCGTTTGATTCAAGAAACCGGTCAACAAAGTGAAACCATAGGCGGTAGAAGCACCAGATTGAATTGGAGCATCACCTAAATACTTCGCCACATCCATCGCGTTGACCAAAGACAAGATGTTGACGTTACCCTTGAAGAAAGACTTGGTTTTGCCCCAGCCTAAGCTGAGTGCTTGTTGAAGATTCTCAGCCGTTTGCTTGGTTGGTGCAGCCTTTAAATAGCCATAGAAGTCATTCTTAATACCTTCTTGTTGAGTTTGCATTAACTGTTGATCAGCATCGGTAACTGCTTGTTTGTAGCCGTACTTACTGATAGTTTCAGCGGTAGTCACACGACGGTACTTGTGCAACGGTGCGTCATATTGCTTGTCTGGATTCAAAGTGAATTTGGACAACGGAATGACTTCGCCTTCACCAACGGCATTATCAGTTGCTAAAGTCTTGCCCCACTTGTAAGTTTGAATTTTTTGACCAAATTTCAAGGCCTGCTGGCGAGTAATGCCAAGCAAGTCCATCAATTCTTGAATGGAATAGCCAAACACATTCACATAGTCGATATTTTGGATTGTACCGAAGTCGGTACTGATTTGAGTATTTTCATCAATAGCCATAATAGATTCCTCCTAAATTATTGGAAAAGTTTGATGTTCTTGGCGATAGCGTCTTGGCGCTTCACCGGATCTTTAATCTTCATGATTTCATCTTTGGTCATCGTTGCACCATTTGACGTGTTGACCTTTGGCGCTTTACCACTCAATGCGGCTTTGGTCTTGGCAGCGGCAGACTTATCAACCAATGCGACAAACGCATCAACCGTTGACTTAGTGTCTTCAGCGGTATCACGAACCACAAAACTCAAAACTTCATCGCTTGCTTCAAGTCCAGCCGCACTCAGCATCTTAGTGGCTTCTTTAGCCATAGCTGTTTGAGTTTGGGCCTTTTGAAGTTCAGCGTTTTGAGCTTCGAGCTGTTGAACCTTGTATTCTAGCTTTTGAGCATCGTTCATGCTGGCAAGCTTCTCAGCTTCGGTTTTACCCTCTGCTTTTGCCTTCTCACGCTCTTCAGCCACAATCTTGGCTAACTCTGCCCGACTAAATGTTCGCTCGTTAGACGGCTTCTTATTGCCATCTGTGGCGTTCTTGTTTTCGGGCTTAGTTGGTTCATTTTCAGGTTGTTTGTTTTGAGCAGGATTGGTTGGTTGTTCAGTGGCATTGTTGGCGGCGGTGGCGCCGTTGTCAGCATCAAAGTTTTGCAATAAATGACTGTAAAATTTAACCATGGTAGTACCTCCGTTTTACGTCCGTAAGACGATTTCCATGCAGCTTTTTACGCCATCAGCACGTTCTAGGCCATAGAAAAAGCCTACACACTCGAAAGTGCGCAGGCTAGGTGTTCGCAACTAGGCGAACAGCATTAATAAATTCGATCATCATAATCTTTAGGTACTGGAAACGGCTTATCATCTTTGATTGCTTTGCGAAGCATATCGCGTAACTTCTTTGCACCATCAACGGTAATTGTGTAGCCATGACCACCAAGGCCATCTAAATGCTCATACAGCGGAAACGATACACCAAAATGATTTTCATATTGATCAATAACAGGCGAAAAGATTTCGCTTGCACCATCTTCAACTCTAATCATGACTAGCCTCCTACGATATCATTAAGAATTTGATCGGCAACCTTACATGCGTTTGGGAATATTTTTTGAATCATTGCTAATGATTCAGGACTTGCGGCACGAGCAGACGTGTATTCAGCAATGAATTCAGTCTGCTGTTTGCCATAGCTTTTACTCCAATAAGATGAACCGTGTCCAGCACCCCAAGGGTAACTACCGCCATACATGTAAAGCCCGGTGCCTTCGACCATATCAGAAACGTCCGCATACTCAATTGGGTGAGCTTTTGCGGCATCTCTTCGATCAGAAATGAATTCATTCACCTTCTGATAGCCTGGGTAGATTTCACTGTTCTTGGCCTCCCAAGCTTCTTTCTCAGCTTTTTTACGCGGGCGTTTACCAAGGGTGTTCGGACTTGGAATCTTTCCATCAGTCGCGGCATTCCACAAATCATCAAAAATGACGTTTTTCAAATTATACTGTGGATCACCACTGCGATGTCGTGCCACTTCATCAACTGTGGTCGTTCGCCGACCTAATCTGACCTTTTGAGTACCGCCAGTCTTCAACCCATCTAGCCCATACTCGTTTGTCATACTTTGACTATCAATTGCGTGACCAATTTCATGATAAACGGTTTGCATTGGGGTACTAATCTTATCACCGGTAAAACTACTTGGTTCAAGATGAACGACATTGAGTATCGCATACGCACGACCTTCAGCGATAGGTGCAAATTCAACCTGATCACCATAGTGTGCGTACATCTTTAGCAACTGTTCATCATTAATTTTACCAAGACTGTCCTTGAATTGCTCGTAACGTTCCGCACCAAACATTTCCTTGGCGTTAGTCTTATCAAATGCGGCCAATGCTTGGTTATACAGGTCATCTAAACCAGTCGAATCACTTTCGCCAAAGACTCGTTTAAGTTCGTTCTCAATCGGTGTGATCATTGACCGACAGAAGCTGTGCATCGGCGGGGCATTGAGTCCTGGCGAATATTCCTTAAACTCAAACTTCTGGCCGTCAAGTTCACGACACATCTGAGTAGTGCGACCATCAATGATGGCTGAATACTCATAAGATTTCAGGCCGTCATCAATAAACGCATTCTTGTTGCCTTGGTTCATCATAAATGACGATTCAGTCCAGACAAGCCGTTTCGCATAGAACGCACCAACACTCATGCGGTGAGCCAACTGCTTCGACATATCATCGTAACTAGTGCCACGGATTAGGCCATCTTTGAGGTCTTGAGTGAGCCAGTTGCGCAATGTGTCTTTGTTCTTCCAAAGGCGATCCGAATAGTTCTGATCATTGAACCACTTGGAATTGAGCATCTCTTCAGCGACACGGCTGTTGGCGTGGTACATCGCAGGCACATTTGGCAGGTGCTTCATAGTACCGCTGTACCCATAATCATAAGACGACTTGAGATACTCACCCATCTTCGATTCTTCAAGAGCACCCAGATCAGCCATGTGCATCCGCAGTGACATTTGCATCCCTTCAAGCCGGTTCAGCTTGTAAATGCTATCCCGATTAGGTAACATCGCCGCAAGCTTTGGGTCTTTGGCAGCCAACGCATCGAAGTTCTTAAACAAGTTATCGCGTTCGGCATCACTCAAGTGGATCATCATTTTACGATAATCATTAGTTTGATCAAGGCCATATTGTTGATAATAGGCGGCAATCTCCTTGTCAATGCTGTTGAGCTGGCGCTGATAGTCCTTGGCGAGCTTATCACTGAATGATTTATCTCGTTTGTCAAGGCCAGCCATCAGTGCCTGCTGACGTTGTTCCCAATAGGCTTTACTCGTCTTCGCTTGTACCATCTACGTCACCCGCCGTTCGGCTAAAGTCATCGGTCAACTCACCACCAGATTCTTCTTGCATCTTAGCAGCAGTTGCTTTCGGGTCATCAATGCCACTGATCATGGCAATGCGATCTTCAAGCGGCAATAATCCCGCAGCGGCTTGCGCCTTTTGCACTTCAGAAAGCGTGTCATGAGGAATATTGCGGTGAAAGGCGTACTTGAGGTTGAACCATTCATCACGTTGCGTCGCAGGTACGTTGGTTGGCAAGGAAAACCACATCTTGAAACGTTGATTGAATCCAGACCGCATTTTGCGTTCGGCAGTCAATGCCAAGTTCTCCATTTCCTCAAGCTTGAATTCAAGGCCCACGCCTGAAGCGTTGCCGAGATCCTCACTGCTGAGGTTTGTCACCATTGCCATTTGGTAAATCAGCTTCTCAAGACGATCCAGCAAATGTTCCTGAGTAGCATCCGCGTTTGGCTTATCAAGGTATTTCACCACGATATTCTTGATTGCTTCGGGATCTTCAGTGCCAAACAGGTTGATCACACGGTTATCGCGAATCTTCTTAATGCCGTCTTTATCCAGCTTAATACCGAGTACAGCAAGATAAGCATCAGCGAAGTACGCCACGTCATTATCTTTTTCAGACAAGGCCGAATCATACGCGTTAATCATCGAGATGACCGGTTCAAATATGCCCTGGCGTTCATCGTTGTTGATGTACTCAATTACTGGCACGCGGCCATAGAATACAGGCGTTTCGTCTAAGAATTGATAGCCACCATCGCCAGCGTGAAAGCTAATGACTTTCTCGGCGGTGTAGACTTCACCGCGTTCTTTGCCGTTGTCCGGATCATCTTCATCATTCACAACATAATATCGAACAGCGAACAAAGGCCGTTGTGCAATGCTGTTGTCGTAGACCATGAACATATCCAGCGGAGAATTGTAAGTGACGTGAGTGATAGCATCTTCGTCTTGCCAAAGGAACTCATAGGCTCGGCCATAGATCCGCACCAGCTTGCTCAACTCGGAATTGTTGTCGTCTTGATCGTTGCGCTTCAGGAAGTCATTGACCAAACCTGAAATGGTTTCGTCGTCGTGACTAACCGTAACCGGTTTGCCCATGAAATAACCGTTGAAAGTATCGACGATGTACTTGGCGAAGTTGACCACGATCCGTGCATCAGGTTTGCTGTCGTCCTTGGCGTCTTGTTTGACGATCGGATGATTGCCAATGTACATATCGCGTAGCATCTGATACCGTTCAACCTCAGCTTTATGCTGCTTGATGTACTTGGTGAGCACGTCACTAGTGATTTCGATATCCGGCAACGCCGTCATCACTGTTGGTGGTTCGTAATAAGTCGATGTTGCCATTAGATACCCTCCTTGAAGAATTGGGCCTGCAATTCAGCAGGTTCATAAAAAGCCATGATGGTCGCTTCGGCTCGGTCAGGTGACTGAAGTCCACGATCTTTCATGGCTTGCTTACGTTCGATTTGAATCTTGCCTTTACTCGTGATGGAGTAGCGGCGAATGCTCAGCTGACCAGCCAAGTCATCATCATTCGGTAGAACGCAGTCATCAAGGTGTTCATCTTTGAACTGCCCATACATGACTGAGATGATGCCTTCGTAATCGCGGTTACCCTTGCTGGCGAAGTTGACTGGATAAATCTTCAACCAATCAAGCCGATCTTCATCAACCACTTCACGCAACCGATCAGTCACACCACCGCCAACACCAGTATCATCAAGCTTAACTCGCACGGTTCGTTGATATACGTCATGCAGCGCTTTGGCTTGCTTGACGATCTGGCCGACAGTCTTCATTGTGTCCTGGCCTTGCCAACTCTTGAGTGGCATCAGATACGCGCCAAGGCGCGTGGCCATAACTGTTTCATCGGTCCCGAAACGCGCAACGTCAACACCCAAGTCGACAGGCGCAAAGCTTGGCAACTCAATCGCGCCATTCTCTTGCCGAGTGTAGCCAGCAGGCAATTCACGATTCATCGCGGCTTCAACGTCTTCAAGCTTCAAGAACGCATTTGGTTCACCTTTGGGAAATTCACCAAGCACACGAACACGCACCACGTCGCTATCTTCACCATAGCGGCGAATCAAGCGGGCAATGTTCTTCTTGTTGGTTCGTGTGCTGTCGGCGCTAGAAACCTTGCGGGTGATCCAATCTTGCTTGTCCTTGTGGAAGGCATCGAACAAAGTACCAGACGTTTTCGTCGGGTTGCTCATCATCACGATTTTGTTGTTCGCACCAGTGAGCGTCCCTAAGATGGCTTCCATGATCTGCTCATCGATACCAGATGCTTCGTCAACAATGAACAGTAAGTTTTCTTCGTGGAAGCCTTGCATATTTTCTGGCTTGGTGGCAGTCCGAGCAGTAGCAAACCAACGCTCTTCATTCCCGATCATGTAAACCTTGGTCTTCGTCCACTTAAGAATATCGTCAACTTCAGAACCATTGAGCCACTTGGCAACTTCAGCCCAGAGAACGTCGTTAAGCTGTTGCATGGTTGGTGCTGTGCAAACTACCTTAGCGTTCTCGAAGCAGGTCAGGAACCAAAGAACAACGACAGCCTCAATCGAAGTCTTGCCGACACCTTGACCAGATGCAACGGCAATCTGTGAGTGATCTCGAATAGCTGCCAGTGTTTCCTTCTGCCAATCATCAGGTTCAAATCCAAGCGCGGCTTCAGCAAACAGCTCAGGACGTTTTTGCCACTCTAATAATGTTTCAGCAATCACATCATCATTCATGGGCGTCTTCCTTTGCTTTTAATTCACGAGTTCGCTTGAGAATGGCGCTCCAATCTTTTGGCTGTGATTGAGTAGTAACTTCCTCCTGCTGAGCTTTATCCATAACGTAAGCTGCGGCATTATATCGCACCATTTCAGAACGTGCGTTGAGCAAAGCGTGCATAGTTTTCACTGCATCGCCGACAGCATCATGCAAAATATATTTACTGTATTCATCTTGAGCTTTTCGGAATTTAGCGATACGTTTCCAGTTGTAAAAGGTGCTTTCAGCAAGTTGGAGACTGGCCGCGATTTGGCTGTTAGATAATTTGCCTTCAAATAGCAGAACAATGCACTTTTGCTGTTTTTTCGTCAGACTAAAAAAAGTCTTCAATTCTCCAATTTTCTCCAACGCCATTAGGTCATCACCACACCTCCACGATTTCTACAACGTGATCACTCGGAACAAACCATTCTTGCCCATCATCAATTATGAATCTGAGGAATGGTACTGTCCTGCCTGTGACAAGAATCATCTTGGTTTCATCAGGCATGATCACATCGCGCTTCTTGAGTTCACTGTCAGTCGGTTCATACTCAGATTCGCCCCAGTACGAAACACGGTAACGTTTATCCATCGCGACCTCCTGACTGCACAAAAATACCGCTCAGCTAAGGGGTTGCTGAACGGCTCTCTTGTGAAACTCTTACAGCGTAAAGAATACGCTCATACTATCAACATTGTAATGGCGGGTTAGTGTCATCTTTATGTCACGAACATGGCACATCTATGTTTCTAATGCCAGCAGCATAGATCCGCTGAACTGTTCGCACATCACGATGAATTCGTTTGGCAATTTCATCAAACTCCATCAGGTCGATGAAACGACATTCAAGCACATCCATCTCATCACCATCAAGTTTATCAATGACATGATCAATTTGAACTCGGCATTCTCGACGTGATTGCACTAGCTCATTGATGCGTGATTCAAGTTCTTCCTTACGTTCAAGGAAGTCATTAAGCGTGCGTGGCGTTCCACCGCCTGGCATGTCGCTAATCTCAACACTTGGCAGCGACTGGATCTGAGCATCGATTCCCGCAAGTCGATCTTCAAGAATTTCAAGCTTGTGTGTGATACGACGATATTGAATCAAGAACGCTTTGTTATGTTGAAAGTTGTCCTCAGTTTCTTCTGACACTTTTACACCTCCAATCTCCGAATGACGAATTGACGAACAATGACCAATTCACAGAATCACAAAAACTTTTCGAAGTTCTTATATACTTATCTATTCACATAATTCCTTATACCTCTTATCTATTCTTTATAGAAAAGAAAGAAAATCAAAAGATTATGGGAGTTTGTGTGTTTTGTGACCGGTAAGACGGCATTTTGCATTCACAGAATCATTCACAAAACGTTCACAAAAACTTTTTTGACCAGACTTTTTGTGAATCAAACGACCGAAAACGTGACTGAAATTCGACCATCGTACCACCGACATCAAAAATGTGGTGTTGGGAAAAATATTGAGTTTGTGTGAATTGGCGTTTTTGTGAGCCATTCTGTGAACGTTACGTGAATGATAGAACCGTACATTAGTGAGCATCAAAGCTTTTATATTTCGTATTTAAATCAATCCCATTAGGAATCGAAGTAAAAGAAATAAACCAACAAGTACGATGATGCTCAATACGCACGCACTAGCCAAGCAGCCAAACGCGGCGACATTCTCAGTCATCTCGGTAATCTTGTTCTTCATCGCTATCTCCTTGATTGATTATTGCCAAGTATGGGCGAATGACCGGATCTAGTCTAATGAATTCATTCAGCATGAGCATTCACCTCACGCATCGTGACAATTTCGCCATTGAATCTGCGCGCCAAATCATCGCACCGCGTGGAGGTCATGTCCCACTGGCTTGCCGTTCGAACTGAAACAAGCTTAAACGTCCAAACACCAATACCGGTCATTGATTCTTGCAAGTACATCTCGCCGATGCGAATCATGCGAAATTCTAAAGGTTTAGTCCGTTTCATTGTTTGCCTCCATATTTTGGAACTCGCCGCCAGAAGTATCCGCCACACAATAGATCATCGCGCAATGCCCTATGAATACCAGAACCCTGTACACCTAAGGCATTAGCAGCTTCGTCAATCGTCCCATAAAGCATTACTGGTGACTGTTCCGTATCAAGCGCTAAGATTTCGGCTTCATTAAGACTCACGTGTTTTGAGCCTTTATGCTTAGTTCCACTCAACGTACCCCAGTTTAGGTTGCTTGCAGTGTTATTCCAGCTGTCACCATCAAGATGCAAGCATACTAGGCTACGGCCAAGCGATGGCAACAGACGTTTGTACTCATTCGAATGAAACGTCATTGCTACTAAGCGAGCAACAGGTGCAACTATTCGTTTACTACCGGTAGTACATAAATTCACACTGACTTGTCCGCCACCGGTCATGCGCTGTTTAATCACTTGAGGTTCCTTGAATTCATACGGTGGAAAGTACAACACGCGTCGAATCTCACCAACATCATTGACTTCATACATCTTGGGATAAACGTTCTTATATTTGAGTTCTCGCCAAGTCAAGTGCTCCCCTTCTTTCGCTTAATTTGATTTGTTTTTGCCAGCACCCGCGCTATTGCAATGCCAGATCGCGTGAGTGCCTTATCATTAGTCAATAAATGCCGATCATTCATCACCAGAAACTCCGTGTCCGTGACTAATGCAAGATTGGTCAGACTGTAATTCAACGTATTACCGTCTAGAAAGACAATCTTGTGCCTTTTTGGAATTGGACCATTGGCTAGCTCCCAAATACGACGATGATTTGAGTGCCAACCGTCTTTGCATTTAACCATAACCGTAGGTGACCGATTAGGGCGGCTTTTGCTTGCAGCGTTTCGCGGTATCACCATTCCCAATGGATAAGAATGTTTACCACCAACCATTGAGCGTTTGCCGTTCAATCCCGACGTGATCCCGTGTGCGCGATTATAGCTACGCACATCAGCTGGTTTCATCTCGATAGCCCAGTATTCCCGTACCAGAGCAATTATTTCTGCGGTGGTATGACCCGGGACAAAGTCGCGGTAAATAGCAAACTGATGGTCTGTGAACAATCTTTTAGGCATGTGACCACCCACGCATCATTCGAGCTTTCACCGCGCCATCTAGCCGTTCAAGCATCTTAGTTGATAGCGCGATCTGCTGGCGGCGCTCACGCACAGGGTCAATAACTGACTCAGCCTTTGGCAAAATAAGTTCAGCTGCATGTACATGGTGGCGGTAGCCCCAGTTCGAAACCTGCCTAGGTGTCAGATGACGATCAAGCTCAGAGTTGATCTGATTTGTAGCATCATCCCATGTTCGACCAGGGATGATAGCTTTTACGCGTCGCTCTTCTTCAAGAGTAAATAAAGCGTTACGCCGCCAATACTCACTGTCGTACACCGTCAAGTGCTTTGGTCTGTTCATTTTCGCTCACCTCATTTGACTGTAAGACCAGCGGCATCTTTGGATCAACAGTTTCGTTATTCTGATATGCGACCTGTGCGCTTAGGATAGTACGGGCATTATTGATAATCTGTGCGCCAAGCTTAGTGATGCCGTCGGCACGGTGCAGTTCTTGTTCAAGTGCTTCACCTTCCAACTTGTCGTCGTTCAGCCGCTCCATCTCACTAAACAGATGGTTGTTCAGGTCATCAAGCGTGTTGTGAGTTCTAATCATGCTTGTCCTCCTTGATTTCTGTAATTTCGACCCAGATCAACACCTCTAGTAAAAACAGACACAGCATGATGCCAAACACTGGCAACAAAATGCCGTTATAAAACACTAAATTGCCGATTGTCAGCAAGAACACAATGAAGATTGCCAACAAGTAGACACCTTTAATCACTTTGCTTAGAGTCATCGCTTTCTCCCTTCTTTTCAGTCAACTCGACACGTGTTACATCGAGCACATAACCGATTCGATTAATATGCTTCAGTGATTCGACAACGTGTTTCGCGTTGGTACTGGCATCAACCAGATCACCTTTGGCGTCTGTGATGATGTACATCTTATGGGTGACAAATTTAGGCTTATTTGAATTTCGTAGCCAGTCCCCACCAAGATAACACCCGCCAAGAACAACTACGATCAAAATGAACACTAATGCATCAAGCCAGCCATACTCTACAAATTGAAGTACAACGAAGAATAACAACGGTAACCATGTCAACAACGTACCGAGTACGCGTCGCCATTTGATTCTCTTTAATCGTTTCATGTCTTCTCCTAATCCAGACTAATTTCGAAGTAGCGTTTCTTATCGCCGTGTTGCCGTTGCTTTGGCTCAAGTCCGAAATTCTCAATCAGCTCTTTGTTGAACAGCTTTTTACCAGTCACGTTAACTGATTTCACACCTGAATTACGCGCCCAGACTTGAAACTCGTTATACAAATCGGCCCCAGGCAATTCAAGAATGTGATCAATGTCGATTTCCTCATCAGCCACCCAACTGAGCACTGTCGAGTTATCCGTCTTGTAGTCACGCATCACGGCCTCAACACGCTTAGGCTTGCAGAACTCGCCTTGAGTCATTAAGTCTTTAGCGCCCTCTAGCGCCATATTCAGCAGGTAGCTGAGTGCTTCAGGTTCAGTGATCTTGTCCTCGATGTTTGGATCATAATCATCGTCTTCAGCGCTGAAATGGGCATCGAACGGGATGAACACCATGCGGCTATAAAAACCTTCAGTCTTGTCATAACTGCGCGGAATCTCATTAGCACTAAAGATCATCTTGGCATAACTCTCAAGCTCAAATGGGTGTTCACCTTTACGTTCAACCATAATCGGGTTACCGGTGAACAGCTTCTTGATCGTCCCAGTCTCACGAATTGGCACGTTGTTGATATCATCCCCGATATTCGCCAGCTTGTGTTCAAGCTCAGCAGTGGCAAAGCGATCAGTTAGCTTGTCGAGTCCAATGGTCGAATAGTTGCGACGGCCTAAGAACTTCTGGATCATCTCAAGCACGGTCGACTTACCGTTGCGCCCTTTACCAACTAGCATGAAACCGGCACGATAGCGGGTGTGTTTGATCAACGTGTAGCCAACCATCTGCTTGAACAGCCGCATCAGCTCATCATCGCCGCAAAACACTTTGCTCAGCATCTTATCAACGTCAGCGCTTTTGGCCTTTGGGTTGTATTCAATCGGGATCCGATCAAACTCGATCGCATCTGGATTGAATGGCAGCTTAGCGCCAGTTCTCACGTCTAACCGCGTATTCTCCAAGTTGATGATGTACGGGTTCAGCTTGAGGTCTTCAGGACTGACATGAGTCTCGATGCGGATATACGCCAACACCTCATTCCGCTGTGCTTGCTTGATGGTCGGGAACATATCGATCATCTTGCGCTCGACTACTCGGTCATCTTGTTTGTAGTAGCCGTGATCGTAGATGTAAAGCTGATCGTTGATCGTGACGATGTGATACTGCTTGATCAGCTCATCACCGAACTCGGCGTGATTGAAGCCTTTGACAGGCTTGGTCTTGTCGACCACTTGCTCATCGGGCTTGAAAGCATCCTCTCGCATAACCTGGCTAAGCTCGTAATCACCGAGTGGTTCAGCCAGAACGTACTGGTTGATGATCGGTAATAGTTCTTGGACGTCGGCTTTGTAGTAGCCATGTTCTTGCAAGTAAACGATGTAGTTGAACATCGATTGATTGCGACTGCCCTCGCCTAAATCTTTGAAGTGAAACTGATCTGGCGCCGAAACTACCCGCAGCCACTTCGGCAACTCGGCAACATCATCCAGCGGCGTGTCTTCAAGTAACTCGCGCACCTTACCATTCTTTTTCAATATGACGTAAGCGCGTTTGCCGCTATTATTACCTGACTTGCAGTCGGCATAAATCGAAACGCCAAGCCGCTGCTTAATGAAGTTCTTGATTGGCTCTGATGCTTTGAACCAAAAGTGAAAACCGCGAGTGGTCTGATAAATGCGTGTTTTGATATCTTCGCCGTCAACAATCGACTTCAAAATATTGGCATCGTCAGTAGTATCAACGTCAATCACGCAATAGCCATCGGGCACAATTACAGCATAGTTATCGAAGTCCTTGACCTGGTCAAACGTCTTCGTTTGGTCTTTGGTCTTAAATTTATGTTGCGGGTGCTTGTCACCATCTAGAATGATGTATTCAAGATCTGCTTCTTTGATGACAAACACCTCCTTAAGTGTCTAAACTGTCCAAAATATTCACCACTTCTTCTTTTGTACGCGGCGTGTAATGTAAGCCGCCACTAGCAAGAATCTGCTTGCGTCGAATTACTTGATCGTCTTGCATCTGGTTATGCCGCACCTTGAGTTCCATCGCGACAAATTGACCATTAATACAGGCTAAAATGTCCGGTGTCCCTTTGCCGGTGCGACCAGCGCCAAACACATTCACGTAATAAATTCGACGCCGCTTCAGCTCGGCAATAACAAACTTCTGTAAGTTACCCTCGGCTGGCATTAGAAGTCGAGATCCTCGTCTTCACCATCTTCAGATTCATCGTCACTGGCATCTGGTTCATCACCGCCATCGCTAAAGCCTGAAATAGCTTTGATGTCGTTCAGACGGTTGTTCTGATATGGCTTGCCAGTCTTTTCATTAATAGTTTCAGAATCTTCAACAGTCACATTGCATTCAAAGTACTTGCCAAGTAACTCATCAGAATCGACTTCACCATCGCCCCACTTGTCTAAGATTGCACCAACCCAGAAGCTCCAAGCCTTTTGAGCACCTTCGTTAAGTGACCCATTTGCTTTAGTGAATTGGAAGTTTTCGCGATGCGTTTGACCGCTTTTGGTGGTCATGTTGATGGCTAACTTGCCAAAATCTTCATACTTGCTGGTGTCAATTTCAGTCACCTTGAATTCGTAGTGACCTGCTGACAGGATGAACCCGCCGCCAATATCTTTAGTCGCAATTTTAACCATGGTTATTTACTCTCCTTTTCGTTTACGCACAGTGTATAAACCGTGCTAGTCTTTGAGTAATCCTCGAAGATTCCATCATCTTTCAACTTCTTGCTATCAACCGAAGTCCGAACCGACTTACCGAGTACAAACGCAAAGCGCCGTGATTCAATTTCAGCGTGATCATCAGATTCACTCATGTTGGACTTCATCAAGTCAGTCAGTTGCTTCTTGACGGCCTTGAGTTCATCTTCATCTGGCGCCACCTTTGCCTTGGCAGTGTTAATCTTGCCTTGCAGCCGATCAGCCTTGCGCAGCAGCTTGGCGATATCATCATCGTTCGAAGTATCCACAACGGCTGTGCGTAACGCCTTAAGCGGTTCTGCGTCAGCGCGCTCATCGAAGTCAGGACTGATACCCGTTTCGACATGATCATGCCACCACTTGAGCGCAGGCTTCACGTAGTCATCTTCAAAGTTCGGATACTCTTCTGCCAGGCTGTACTCGCAGATTTTGAAATTATCCGGCCCGATCTCGTAGTCTTCTGGATGATCGTAGTCAGATGCTTCAAGGAACGTCACTGGCAAGATGAAACGATCTAAGCCAAGTAGATAGGTGTAAAGCGCCGCTTGAAGTTTGTAATACTCTGGTGCGCCATCTTTCCAATCTTCAGCGCGCTTGGTGGACTTGATTTCAATTACAAACTGCTCATCACGCTCATCGTCATAACCGAGTGCATCCCACATGCCGCCTAAGATTGGCTTGTCATGGAAAAAATCTCCCCAGGTCTTCTTAAAGAAATTCTCGCCATAGACTTGTTCAGGTGTAGTCACATCAAGGAACATCTTGTCACGCAAATATGCGTCAATCTTCGGTTCGATAATCTTCCCGGCATGAGTGTAGATGGTTTCTTCAAAGGGTTTATCCCAGGTGCGCGTCACTTGCGCCCAGATCTGGAATGGGGTGTTCCAAGAATTCAGTCCAAGAACTGAAGCGAATCGCGTGGCAGTCAACTTTTTCGGCTTTGCTGGCGGGTTGGCCAGTTCGATATGCTGATCTACAAATTTGTATTCAGGCATTATTCAGTCACCTTCTCGCCGATCGTGATGAGTTCATCCTCAGCTTGCTTGTGAGTCATTTCACCGGCCTTGATACGCTTAACAACGCCATTGATGTAACTGCGGTATTTATCGGCGTCTTTCTTGCGAAGCTTGGACAAACCACCCTTAAGCGCGGTCTTATCCAAATCGGTGATAGCTCCATCTGCGCCAGTCAATTCTTTCTTGGTTTCCTTGCGTTCCGCAGCGGTAGCGGGCTTCTTGCTAGCGGTCTTCTTTGGCGTCGGCTTGTCAGCTGGTTTGGCATCATCACTTTGATCAGCGCCATCAATCTGATCTTGTTCGACGATATCCAATAATGCCATGTACAGATAACGACGTTGGTACGTTTGAACCGCACCTTCAGCCTGAATCGCGTTCATGCCTTTAACCGTCAGCGCAGCATGTGGTACGGCGATGGTTTCAAAGTCGGCCGTCCAGTATTCCTTGCCGTTTGCAGCCGTTTCACGACGGTATGAATCAGCATCAGTGAGGGTCATGGTGGCACCACCCTCGGTGAAGTTGGTCATGGTGGACAGATGATATTTGGCTAAAATATTCGTCGCCGTTGGCACGATATCCGCCAATTCAAAATATTTGTACTCAGCAAATCGGTTCACGCCTGTTTTTTGAACATTGGCATCTAGCCATTCTTGGCGAACTGCCATGATTTTTTGAAACAAATTCAATTTGGTTGGATCGAATGCTTCTGATGCTTCAATCTTTTCAGCAGTCTTCTTGGCTGCGCCCCGTTTGATCGGAGTTGTTTTGGTTTCAACCATTGGTGTAACATCCTTTCTTTTCTTCTCCTTGCCAGTATTCCGGCCAAGGTAGTCTTTAATGCGCTTTTCGGCCAATTCGACATACCACTCTTTGTCGATATCGGTGAGCTGCGCTTTGCCTTCGTTATCAATCAACACATGGTCTGGCAGGTTGGCGATTTTATCGCGGCGTTTGCCTTTGACTTTATATAACGTGCCGTATACATCAGATTTTGCGGCGTACACGCGGTTTACGCGATTGACTGGTACATCTTTACCGTTGACAATTGCGACCGTCTGCGAGTACGTGGTTCCCGTTTTAGCGATGGTCTGGAATTGGCGAACATCATCACAACCGTTGATGGTTTCATCGACCGGTGTGCCAAACGCGAAATAGTTAGTCACAGCCTTGTGGACAACTACCAGCGAATCATTCTTGAAATCGCCACCACGAAAAAGTGATACATAACCGCCTTTGGTCTTGATCGCGTCAACGTCATCGTCAATCACGACTTTCTCGCCGTTTTGATAAATGTAAGACTCGCCTTTGCGCATCACGTAGTTGTTAACATCCTTTTGGGCGATGGTCTTGATCACCGTGCGCTCTAGGCTCATCCGCACACGTTTTTCCCAAGCTTGTAACACCTTTTCAATGCGTGGCTCAGCCTCAACTTCAAACCGGATCACGATCCCATCGGTGTTGCTTTGGATCAACTCAAAACTTTCAACGCGCTGTAGCTTGTCAATCAAGTCAGTTAAAAATAACTGGCCAGTGATGCAAACGGCGTTGGCCATGCGCGGATCATACAAATCGTTGTACTGATTCTTTGAAGCGCCATAAGTTGTGTTGAGCACCAACTTTAACGCGTTGGCCACCGATTTATTGCCGCTATTCTTCGCGGCGATTCGCTTGTCGTAAACATCCTTGAATCCGGCTGGATCCGGAACATTTCGACTTACAAACCCGTATTGAATCATCAAAGATGGATAGTAGCTTGAAACATCGACAGTCAGAATCTTGTGGTCAACGTCTTGCTGAATGAAATAGTTTGGAATTGCGCCATGCAAACCACCCCAGGCATAGACGTGTGGAACGCCCGCGATGTCACGCTTGAACTCGGTCGAATACCATTGTTCTTTTGGAGATAGCGCATCAAACTTCGCCAGGCGATTAGCCCATGTCTTTTTTGAACAATCTGTTTTAACCATATCGCGTTGACTCATCAACTGATTGCGGTAAAACTCAACTGGATTTTCAAAGAACCTGCGAACGTTTTGATAACGTCCAATCTTGAGATTATCCGGCGCTACATACTCAAATTCATCGTTATGTGGCGTCTTCTTAGCATCCAAGAACGCTGCGGTCAGCTTGGCGTTTGTCAGTCCAATTGCTTGCGCTGGATCCAGATGCTTCAAGTCCGCCAGTAACAACTTAGAATCAAGGTAGTTTTTCCGCTGCCGGTACAGCTCGGTCGTGTTGAGCACATCGTTCTTACAGTAGCTGAATTCGGCCTCTAGCTCTTCGCTAGTGAGTTTTCGCATGATATCGAAGTCTACGCCAGTTTCAACGATAGAATGCCCCAAATGGCCCTCAATTGCCTTCAGCGATAGGCCCAGTTGTAAGTCATCGCGCAAATCAAACGTGTTGAAGTTGCGATAGCCCAAATCAATTTCTGGAAATTCCCAGGGCTGATTACCTTGGATGATCCAGTCGTTCAGATGCTTGATTTTGGCGTTGTCAGCATCCTGCAAGATTGCTTGAATGATGTAATCGTCATAGTGCTTGTTGTTAAATCCGCCAAACACGTCATCCTTGACGCCAAACAATTTGGCGATTCGATTGCTTTGGTTGTGAACCTTGAACACTTCGCCAGTTTCAGGATTCGCCACAACTACCAACCAATCCTCAGCGAACACTTCTAAGTCATAGATTAGAACCCGCATTCGAGTGACCCCACTAGGCCATAAATCAAGAACAGCACGGTGAAAATGATGGCCCCGCCGATGCGTTCAGCCAATTTGTCACTGATTTTGTCGAGCAGTTTCATGTGGCTTACCTCCCTTATAGAATGACTTCGTGTACTGGTTGATGTATTCGGTGAACAGCTTTTCACTGAAATCCGAGTAATTGCCCAGTGCCTTATAAATTTGTTCCTCAACCGTGCCCTTAGTGACATACATGATGTAGCTGGTGGCATGGTCTTGGCCGGTTCGGTGCGTCCGGTCTCGTGACTGCTCCAAGATGGTGCTGCGGAGTGTTGGCTCATAGTAAATTGTCGTGTTAGCGGAAAATAGATCGATACCGGTGGCACCACTCTGGTACTGCACCACGATCACTTGAATCGCACCATCAGCCTGAAACTTGCGCCAAATCTTCTTATCCTTTTGGCGACCGTCAAGCGTCACAAATCGTATTTTGCGTTTTTCCAATAAATTGGAAATAGCGTCGATGGAATGGGCGAATTCTGCGAAAATTACGAGTTTTTGCGAATTACCTTCGAGAAAATCGTCAAGCGCTTGAAGCTTGGTAGACTTCAGCTCGTGCATCTCACCAAAATCATCGACCACAAAGCCTGATGCAATCTGTCGAAGCTTTGCCAGACGCGCCAGGCCGTTATCCGCAATCATGTCAAATTTCTTGACGACTGAATCCTTAGCCATTTGCTTGTAAATAACTGGTTCAGCCAATTCAAGCGGCTGGTGCTGATCCGGTAACTTATCCGGCAAGTCGAGCACGTCAGTCTTATTGACGCGATAGCTGTGAGCGGCAATGATGTCTTGTAACTCACTGACATGCAGATAACGGCTTGGCCGCCAGTACTGGTTGAGAATGGCGTAGCGGTCGAGAAACTCGTAATAGGTACCGAGCAGTGCCGATTTAACGCCTCGCTTTCCAGGTGCTGGAAACAAGAACGCCAGTTGCGACCAGATATCTTCGAGCTGACCGTTACTGATTGGCGTACCAGTCAGAATGTAGCGATACTTGGATTTCAGCGCCAAACCCAGTAAGAACTTAGCCCGCCGACTGGTGCGGTTCTTGATGAAATGAGATTCATCTAAGACAATCACGCCCCATGCTTTGTCGTAGGCGTTGAACTTGTCTTTGTAGCGCCACACCTTTTCGTAATTGATCAGCGTCAAGCCGAGATGTAAGACCGCTTGAGATGCTGGCGTGAGAAGCTCAATATCGCGCTCCCATGATCCAAGCGCCGACTTTGGCGCGACCACCAAGGCAGTCTTGCATTCGCCGCTACTGAGTAGCTCAGCGATGCGTATAAGCGTTGGCAGCGTCTTGCCGGTACCTTGATCCATGAATAGGCCATAGCCTTCATTCAGTCGCATCTTTGCCAGTGCGATTTCTTGATGCCGAAATAGTTTAATAATGTTGATCACCTTCCCTTGCGTGTGCGAGCACTTAGAATTTCATTGATTCGAGAAGTTGATCGATTTCATTTCGGTCATAAATCATCACACCGACGTTGCGAATCTTGTGAAGCCCTTTGCCTACTAAGTTTTCAAGCATCCGACGACCGCCAACATAGTCTTCTGCCTCTGGCGTTTTGAGCCAGCGTTTGACTTGCTTTCGACGCTTATTCATCTCATCACCAACGACTTGGCGAATCAGTGGCTCAATGGTTTCGGATAATTGATTCATCCATTCGTTCGGCATGGCTATGCCTCCGCGGGATACTTTTTGTAAATCGCTGGCCCGACGTGAAAATCAAGCCCAAAGTTTCGTTTGTCTGCGGTTAGTTGAGCAGCATCTTCCAGAATTGGTTCACGATCGGCCAACATATCAGGTGTCATATCCGCTTTCTTGATCATCTTTGGATAGCCAAAACGGGTAGAAACGGCCTTGTTAGCAATCGTGTTGGCCTTGATGAAATCAACGCGTGCAGGCTGATTAAGTGAACGACTTAGCTTGGCCATTGTTTGCTTTTGATGTTCTTTGTCAAGCATCCGAAAGACTTGATAGGCTTGTAGGCTTGATGCTTCACGCAGTTGCTTGATGACATCGAAAACCCAATCCTGGAATTTTTCAGCTTCTGGCTTGTTGCTTCTCATGATCAGGCGGTAAAGACCTTTTTCGGTGAGAGTTGTTGCCTCTTGGTTGCCGCCAAGGGTGGGTACTTTGTACCGCCCCTTATATTTTTCAGGCATCTTACGAAGCGCCGTGTGCGAATCAATGAATCCCATCGCTTTGGCGACATCGCTTGCAATCGCCTGCCACTCGCCATCAACCTCAACAAATCGAATTGAATAGCCGTTCCAAATTTCAGTTTTCATTAGGAAACCTCCTTTGCTTTGTCTAAGATGTATGCCGACGTGACGCCCAGATAGTTCGCGACTTGTTGAAGAACATCTGCGCCTGGCATCGACTTATCCCATTTACTAATCTTTCCCGGAACGTAATTTAATGATCGCTCGATTTGGTAAACAGACACTTCTTTGTCATGTGCAATCTCCTTAACAGCTTGATACACACGCAAGGTCCTCACCTCCTTGGAATATCTTCTGTGATTTTTTTCGATTCACTTGACATTTAGTGGAAAATAATCCATTATTATGGCATACAAAATACCGCCAACATGGAGTTATTCCACTAGCTAGCTCGTCGATTTGTAACCCTTCCCGATTACATGATGAGTATACCTTGGATTATTTTCCATGTCAACGGATAAAATGGATTATTTTCGAGGTAGACAAATGAACACAACTTATATTCGAATCAAAGACCTTGCTGATGCTAAAGGCATAAGCATCGCCGAACTCGAGAGAACTCTTAATTTTTCATCAGGTTTAATTGGAAAATGGAAAAATGCTCAGCCAAGTAGTGACCGATTGATACCCATCGCGGACTATTTTGATGTAACTACCGATTATTTGCTGGGACGAAATCCAAAAGGTAAATCGGATCCTGACGAATATTTTCGAATTGACACTACGGGGTTAGATGACGCTCAGTCAAAGAAGCTTCGAAAACAAATGGATGACTACATGGCATTCGCACGCCAACAACTCAAAAAGGAAGACTAATGTATGGAAGAAGCCTCATTTGAAGAATATCAAGCCTTTCACCATCAAGCATCGAAAATTCTCCAATCGGTAGCAGCGTTTTTTCATGTCCCGTTATACGACGTATCTTACGCAATGATTAAAAGCTGGGCACTCGCCAGATACCCGTTAAAAATTGTCGGATATACTTTCTTGGAAGAACCAGCTCGTTCAATGGTAGCAGGTTCTCTAGTATATGACGGTCAAACGGGAAAAGGCGTAATCACTTTCAATCAAAATATGCCTCATGGCCGATCAATTTTCACCGTTATACATGAGCTAATCCACTATATTTGTGATGCACTGACTGGAAACGGCCAAGATTATAACGATTTGCTAACACAACGTGGCTACAATTCCGATGCCGCCTTTCAAGAATTACGAGCTGACTACGAAGCCTCTTTGATTCTCATCAGCGATGAAGCCATTGAGTTGGGCATCCAGTCCGGATGTGAAGAATGGGAATTTCGTAGAAAATACGGCGTATCAGAAAACTGCTTAATTGTTCGTTTGGCGCACTATATTCACTTCGTTTTGGGTATTCAATATTCACATGCATTCACCCTTGCCGGGGCTTACGTAAAAGGTGGAACGCCAGAGCGCAGATCATTTTTACCAATTCTAATCAACAACTGGCATGATTTCTACTTTTTTGCCACCGCTGGTAATGGTGGGATGTGGGAATTGAATCAAGTGCGATTTTTGTACGAGACTGCCGATTTAGAATTTTGCAATTCTCACTGGCATCAATATGTCAACAATGTTCATGGGGCGATTGAACCAACAGTTTCACTCAACTTTGGATAACTTGGAGGGATTAACATGAATTTCTGTCCGCAATGTGGTAACAAACTTGAACCTGGTGCAGTCTTCTGCTCGAAGTGCGGGTATAAGGTCAACGCGCCCGCTACTGATCAAGCATCGGAATCACAAGCACCAACCGAATCGACCATTGCTGAATGTTCCACTTGGCTCATGGGGCTTGAAGGCAAGTCCAAACAACTCACTAAAGGTATTGATGTGACGATCCCGCAATTCAATTACAAACTCACCAGCCAACGCTTAATCGCTGAAAAGCGTGGCGTGATCGGCGTGGATCGCCAAGAAATTGAGCTGTACAACGTCAAGGACGTAGCAGCCAAGCAATCACTGACTGAAAAGGTCTTAGGTGTTGGCGATGTGACTGTCTACTCGGCAGATGCTTCATCCCCAGACATGATCATGAAGCGCGTCAAGGATCCGCTCGATATCAAAGAAAAGATTCGCAGTGCCGCGCGTGACGCCAAGTCTCAAATGAACGTTCACTACCGCCAAGATATTTAATTAAGCCAATCTCAAACAGTTAATCAAAAAAGAGAGGATAGTTGTTATGGGATTATTTGCTAAATTATTCAAAACAGCAAATCAGATTAAACCAGTTGCTACACAAGACACCAATCACAAACAATCAATAACTGATATTGATCCCGAATATCTCGTTAACTTAGGCGACGGAATTCTGCCAGGCCATATTGTTTTATTGTGGTGGCTCAAAAACAAGCGTGTTAATCATGATAGGGTTCCTGGCTATTTCAAATACAAATATGGCATTAACGTTGAATCTAGTATCGCCACAATGACGGCCAAAGGTTATTTATCTGAAAAAATTCCAACCGAAAAAGGCGCGGCCCTTATGAATGAGTATAGTGCCATAATTTACGACCACCGATTTTCCATTGGTAAGTTTTCAGATGGTTCAAAGATTTATAAACGCGGTCACATCAAAGGATATGACAAGGATCATCAAGAAGACGGTGCACTGGCCCAAACCACAAAACAGATTCAAGAAAGCTTGGCTAATTTCAAGGGTAACGGGATCACCAAATATGACGTAATTGCTGATCCCAACGTACCTAAGGCTGTAAGACTTGAAGGTAAAGCTCATCTCATAGATAAAGCTAAGGTTGGGGTTAATTGTCCGCCATTTACGTGGGACGATTCCAGTGCCATCGCGCCACACATGGACTAGTTGATTCACAGAATCACACAAACTTTCGCAAGTTCTTTATATAGTCCTATAACCATTCACATAATACCCTATATCTCTATATATTTACTTTAAGAAAGAAAATCAAATCAATAGTGGGATTGTGTGAATTATGTGAATCAAACCCGCATGGTTGAGCGATTTAGTGGCTCACAAAAACTTCACACAACGCTCCCATTATCCCAGAAACTCAATGTAGTATTAAAAACTAGATTACATTGATAACACAACTAGAACAGAATCTTTTCGCGTTTTGTGACTGATTCTGTGAAATTTAAGGAGGTGATGCCTGAATTCCTTTTTTGCGTGTGCGAGCGATAAAAGGAGAAAACTAAAATGGCAAAATACACAAGCTATACTAAAAAATCTAGTACTAAGAAATTCTGGCGCGTCAAAGGCTATCTAGGCACCAACCAGAAAAATGGTGAAGTGAAATACTTCTGTCACCAAGGCTTTACAACCAAGCTTGATGCTAAGGATGCCTACGAAGCCGCACAGGCTGATTTTAAGGCGCAAACGACTATCGAGAAGAAGATAACCCGCGTTCACTTTCGAGACGTGTACGAAGAATGGTGGCCACTGTACAAACCGAATGTTGAGGCTTCAACCTCATCGAAGGTGAAGAAACAATTTGAGAACCACATCTTACCTGAACTTGGTGATTACTTCGTCGATGCAATCAGTATCATGGATGCTGAAGCGTGGACACTAGATGTTTCTAAACGATATGTTCGTTGGGATGACTTCAAGGCCCGAGCATCTCAGATCATGCGTTTTGCTGTCCGCTGCGGCTACATCAAAACAAATCCGTTCGACTACATCCAGAACCCGCGTAAAGGTAAAGTGGCAAACAAAAAAATTAAACAGAACTGGTTTGACCTCAAAGAGTTGCAGACGTTCATGGAAACGTTGCGCACCATGTCTCAAGAAGATGTTTCACCCAATCAACAATGGGCCATGAGTCGCGCCTTTTTGTCGATCACGGCATCAACTGGGATGCGGCGTAGTGAAGTGCGCGCCCTCAAATGGTCTGATATCAACTGGGACACCGGTGAATTGAAGGTGCAGCGCGCCGTCAAATACTCCGACGAACTTGGCGAATACATCGGCACCACAAAAACAGTCAGTGGGATGCGCCAGCTCTTGCTTGATGGTGATGCACTCGATGCACTGCAAGTCTGGAAAACCGATCAGCTTCAGTGGCGAAAGGATCAAGGGCAGCCAATCATCACCAAAGAAAACTGGATCTTCACTTCGCAGAACAACCCAGCTAATCTTATGTCTGCCGATGATCCGACTCGGTGGATGGCAACAGTTTGCAAAACGGCAGGTGTACACCAAATCACTTTACATGGTTTGCGACACACCAAAGCCACACTATCCAGCCAGGCTGGTGCAGATATTGCCGACATCGCCGCGGTACTTGGTCACTCAAACGGGCGCTTTACGCTTGGTCATTACATTCACCAAACAAAATCTGGTGTCATTCGTGCTGAATCTTTATTCAACAAGTATGTAACTGGTGACTCTGAGGAAAAAAAGGCTAATTAACTCAAATCTGGTAATTTTCTGGTAATTTTACAAAAAAAGAGCCGCTAAGGGGCTGTATCCCTTGCGGCTCTAATCTTTAATCCATCACACCTTTAAACATGCCTTCTTCTAACCATGCCCGCATTAACCGCACGGCAAAGCTTTGGGCTTGTTCGCCACCGAGCTCAGGTTTGGTCGCTTCGATCACGCGCCCCAGCGCCTT